GATTATATTAAAATCACGTCTTACTTTATAATGTACGGAGGATCAGTATTTACGCATATTGAAAAAGACAAGTTTCTTGTCACGAATACAGGCGAAGGAAAAGACATCAATAATACGGTGGTTAAATTAACTTTGAAAGATTTGAAAGAGGTTTTATCTGCTTATGGCGTGGATACGAAACGGAAAAAGAAACAGGAACTCCTTGATGACTTTATCAAACTTTCCATGAATATGAAGATTGAACCTAAACCTGTACCGCCTAAGAAACCACCCAAGAAAGTAAAAGAACCCGTTCCTGAACCAAAAGAAGAACCTAAACTAAAAGAACTACCTGAATTATCACCTGAATTAGAACGGGCTGCGGATCCTGCACGATTATCTGAACTTTTACCCATTCGTAGTGATCGTGAAAATGAACTTTTGGAAATGGAAGAGGATGAACTCAAAGATATCATTAGTGATAAGGATATTAAATTTAAAGGTAAAAATAAACGGGCTATGATTGATGCTATTTTGAAAAAGGAAAAGATTGTCAAAGGTACGGTTTTACCTGAAGATGTCTATGAGGATCTTGTTACACAGCATAATATTTTAAGTTTGAAAAATAGTAGGGGAGACCGTAGTTTGTATGTGATGTATCGTAAATTAAACGCGGATAAAGCAAAAGTAGAACAAATGAGAAAGAAACCTGACCGTGATACCTCTGCTGAGATGTTTGAAGATTTAAAAATTAAAAGATTTGAACAAAGAATTAGTGATGTGGAGGAAATACTGCTCAAAGATATAACCAAGGGTAAAAAGGGCGATGTCAAAGTTGCTAAACCAGAACCTGTTGAAGAAATGATGGATATGGAATATCGGCCAAAAATTACCCGTGAAATGCGTCTTGCTTTAGAAAGGGCAAAAGATAAACCTAAAGTCAAATCTAAAGAAGACATTGATGATGATAAGTATCGTGACGAATTTACTGGACTTTTAGGACAAATGAAGGTTTTGAAAGATGATAAATCTTACGATAATCCTATTGTAGATATTGATAGGGAGTATTCTTTATTTAAAATGAAAAGACCCGAACTTGTAAAAGTTGCGAAGTCTTACAAAATTAAGGCAAATCTTAAAACGAATGATATGATAAATGCTATTTTAAAGGCGGAAGGATTACCACGGAGAATTGATACGGGAAATAAAGGAGATGATGAAGCAGACTATATTAGACTTCAAACGAAGAATGATGCAATTGGTTTTACACGAGACAAAACCTACAAAAACCAACCTAAGACCTATGACGAACTTATAGAAATGATGAAGGATTATATACGAAATCCTGAAGGTAATTATTATGAAAGACAAAAAAGAAGACAAAAAATAGTATCTCATGTTGAAAGAGCATTAAGTATGAGAGAAAGGAGAATGACTGGGCGAGGTAAAAAGGGTGGGTCTATCTCGGCTAAAGATCTTAAGGGACTTCATGCATCCTCGTATAAGGAAGTACCCGATAAAGAAGTGAATGGCTGGGTCTTGGATGAAAGTATTTCTAAACCTACCGCCCGTGTGTATTTCAACGCATCTAAAAATCAGGCGATTGTCGTGCATCGTGGGACAGAAGCCACGGTGAAAGACTGGGCGAATAATCTCGCCTATCTTACGGGAACGAATAAACTCACTGGACGATACAAGGATGCTGAACGTGTACAGAAGCGAGCAGAGGAGAAATACGCCGATGTTTTGACAACTGGACACAGTCAGGGCGGAATTTATACCAAGATTGCACGTGATCAGTCAAAGGTGATTAATATAAATCCAGCGTCCATGGGTGAAACCACAAGCGGAACGACGATCCGTGCAAAGAATGACCCTGTTTCTGCCTTGGCTGGATTTACTGGGTTATTTAAGAAAAATGATAAGAATATTACGACCTCCGCACAGGTGAACCCTTTGGCTGCCCATTCTATCGATATATTGGACGAACTAGGCGACAAAGAGCTAGGGGGGTCTTTGACTAAGTATTTGAAGAATATCATACCAAAGAAAGGCAAGGGTAAATTTGAAGATTTCTTTAAAAAGACCTTACCTCGAGCCTTGGTGAAACAAGGCATTCCTCTCGCATTGAGTATTGGAGCATCATCTCTCGGATCAATTGGCGGGCCAATCACAGGACTTGTAGCGGGAGAAGCGGGGGCAAAGGCGGGAGAAATATTATCAAATTATGTAAGCGATAAGGCGGGGTACGGTATGCACGGTGGGTATTTAGGTCAAAATCCATTCCCTCGTTCGTTTGGCGGTGGTATGACTCGTCGACTTAAGGAGTTAGGGCGATAAATGATTGATGCTTCATACTTCGTTCGTGGATTGTCTTGTTTCCAATAGAAAAAATTGAACCACATTCACACGTATGTTTGATTTTCTGTTTTTCAAGAATTATATTTTTATTTAATTGATGATAAGTTTTCTGTTTTACTTTAATAGTTTCAGAGTTTTCATTATACCATTCTTTCTGTTGTTCCTTTATTACTTCCGCATTCACTTTATTGTATATTTTGTTGTATAATTTAACGTCTTCGGGTGTTTGATACGATGCCCTACAATTCATCTCAGGTTTAAGTTGATCTATCCAATACTGCTCTCGTATTATTTGTTGGGTCTTGTTCTCACAAGCAAACTCTTCTAATGGCTTCATGTCCCAATTAGTCCAACCTCCATGTTCTCGTATGGTTTGATAGACTTTATAATTATGATGTTCTGATGTGTCAATATTACAACTATGTTTATGTGAACACTTCCGTTTATTGAAATTGGTAGTACTCCCAACATATGAACATTTTATCATTTCATCTTTGCACACGAAATGATAGATCACGGTCTTGCTAAAATCCATCGCTACTCGGGGCATTCTATAAGAAGATATAAGAACCCTTTAAATGCTCTTAGAATAGACACGCCATGAATATTATGCCTTGTGACTTCTCAAACTCGGCCACGATATCGTCATCAATACTTACTTTCTTAATAATCTTTCCATCACGAAACAGATAATGATTATCATACAAAGAAATTCTAATGAAAAGGGGCTAAAAAGGTCGGCGTCAAAAAGCGTCATTTTCATACCCCTCTGGGAAAAGTCTCCAAGAAAACGGAAAAACCTCCTTAAGGGGGTCAAAACACCAAAAACGACGCTTTTGACGCCATAAGTTTTTGAATAGAAAAGGATATATTTTATTTATCTTACCATAGTCAGTAAGAGAAAGAACGACACCTATTAAATAATGACACCTAACAGGTAAGGGCGGCGAACTTGGGCGTAATCTTGCGCGTAATCTTGGACGCAACTATGCATAGTCAACTATACACGATTTTGAACTCTACATAAAAACCCTACATAGACTAAAAGAACTCAGTGATTGACTTGTCTTACTAGTTATCGTGCGGATTTATTACATCTGCTTCTTTCTTTTACGTTCTATGTATACTATGTATGGTTTGTATAGTTTCTTTGGGGTTACTACTTTGTTCACTTTCTTTTTTTGGCTGTCCCCAGCGAACTCATTTTAACTATACATACTATACATACTATACATACTATAAATATAATAAGTAAAACAACACCATAACCAGTAAGAAAAGTCAATCAATCGTTTCTAAAAGTATATGTATAGTTGGAATGTAGGGTTTGGAACTATACACGGATGAGCCTTGCAACTATACATTTTTTATGCGGATAAGTTACAACCTATCCATATAAAAATATCATATTACTCTGGTAACTCCATCCATCGCTTCTTTACTAGATAGGATTTTAATGTTTCATAATTGAATGCGTACACATTCCCGCTTGTAATTCGTTTCTTTTCAATGCCTTCATACTCACAAATTTCACGCCCAAACTTCGTAGACGTGTATTCCATTTTAGTAAATCCGTTTTGCTTGAGCCACGATACAAAATGATTGAATAGGTCAGTTGCAGACTGTTTTTGTAAAAGGATCTTCTCTTCTGGTGTTGCGTTTTCAAATATCATAATTTGTTCAGTTAGGTAGTTTGCCATAGCTGGAATGTTTGCGCTTTGAATATCGTGATATGCCTTTGTAATCGGTCGGTCATTGATGCTATCCCAATTTGAAATGTCCCTTTGCATCAGAAAGTCATAAAAGGCTTTCATGATTTGTTCATCTTTAAAGTATCGCACAAGCTCCTTGAAATAGACCGCATTATTCTGGACATCGTTCGCACATTTGTACACCACATAACGGCGATCACTATGTTCAATCTTTACAGGGGTGGAGTTGTTTGAAAAGAAGATGTACCGTCCGCAATTGTTGATATTCACTCCGTCTATGCCTTTACGCTCCCAAGCAACCTGCTCAGCCGTGATGATATTCTTGATTTTATCACTGTTTGAAAAACTGTCCTTTCCACTAGTCTCGTCCATAATCACAAGAAGTTTGTTGTTGATCATACTAAACCGACCAATGATTTTGTCCATTTCTGCAGTCTGTAGCATATATTCAGTTCCAAGGATGCTATGGGCAAAATTCTCAAAAAAGATGTTTTTGCCGACACCTTGTTCACTTTGAAACACAAGCGCCACGCGTGGAAGCTCGCCAGGTCGCTGAACAAGATGGGACAAATAATTGAGAAGGTAATCTGTTCCTTTCGCATCGTGTCCTGTAAGAATGTCTATATGGTTTAACAAAATATCATAATTACCAACACCTTCTTTTACACGCTCTATTTTAAGACCATTAAACGTATTGAGGGTATAAGACTTGCATTCACGAGGATAAGGCAAGAAGTCTACATTTTCAAAAGTCCGAATGTTTTCGCTCTTTCGCCATAAGTAAACAAAAGTTTGTTTATTCATCATCACGTTTTCATATTGTTGTTCAATTTCCCCACTACTTAATAAAGAAATCTTGTTATAAGCTAAGCGACCAAAGCAAGGCGGGGACATTACTTTAAAATGAAACTTCTCAAAATATTTGCTTTTTAGGTGTAACTCTTTGTAATGATTTTCCGCATCTATTTCATCCCTTTCCTTGATAAGGTCTTTCTGTGCCTTGCTATTGAGTTGGTCAAACATTTTCATTTTTTCATTTATTTTTTCATTGGGTACAAACCCTTTAAGGTGAATGAGTTTCTTGATATCCATTACTTCTTCATCTTTATCCGCGAGACTTGCATAGGCTTCAGGATTGGATAACTTCGCATAGTATCGCAAAGTTCCTTCTGTTGCTGTAATTTGATCTACGTCATAACTGTTCCAAGTTGTATCAAACCCGTCATATGAGAAATGGGCGGATTTCTCGGATAGTACACGGGCTTCATCTTCTGATACTCCGCACTTTTTACACGCCATCATGATTTTGAGCCAACTATCCCGATTATCCAGATATTCAATGGATATAAGGTTAAGAAGAGAGGATACTTCTGATATAGGTTTTTCTGGTTTTTGGTCTGGTTTCTTGTCTGGTTTTTGCTTAATCTCTTTTGAAAAGAGTGGCTTCAGGTCTTCCCACGTGATAAAGGGTAGTATTTTGGTGTATTGAAACATTTCCGCGTCGTGTCGTTCCCAGGCGTGATTGATAAGCAGATCACCTTTGAATGACTTGAAACAGTCAGTATAGGTTGCATTTAATTTAGAGGTGTCTAGTCCATCCAAGTGAAAAAAGAAATGGGGTAGTTTCTTCTTACGGGATAAGGTGTACGGACAAGTTTTCAGGAATGGAATGTCTAATTTCATAAAATCCTCAAGGGTAATATCACCATTGGTAAGATGACCATCTACATCTATGCATACAACATTGTCCGTGTATCGCAGCCGAAGCTCAAGGTGGGTAATTTGTGATGGAGCTACTTCTCTGTAAGGCTTTCCATCTTTGTTTTTTACAATGTACTCTTTCTTATGGATACTTTCAAGTTCACGTTCAGTAAGATTGTTCTTCGTGCCAATCATAATATCATTCTCATATTTAAGACCTAACAGCATAGGGATACCATTTTTATTTTGAAAGTGATCAGTTACGAAAGACTGGAAGCTCATTATTATATCTTATTATTTTAAAATCTCTAAATACTAATTTAATTAATGTAAACAATTGTTTTTATTGAAGAATTTCAAGAAACTCCTCAATAAAATATTTCTCCTAAAGGTTTTCATATACAAAGATCAATATTTCGTAATTCAGCTGATAACTTATAATAGGATTTAAATTTCTGCTTCTCTTTGGTCTTGAGTTCCAATAATGCGTATTCCATAGCAATTACTTCGGTATATCTATCCATGAAGTCTCCCCTATACTTCTCGCCGTGTTGTGATCCCTTAAGATTTATACACGTCATATTCCTAATATGATAACTTTCACGATTTTCAAGCTCATTTCTGGAAGAACAAGGGAACGCCTCAATCAATTCAATGATATAGTTTGCGTGTTTTAGAACCTCATAAGAGCAGCAATACTTACAATTATTTTGAATGTATCGTTTATAGGCTGATGTATGTTCAGCAAGTCGTTTACATAGTAAATCTTTTGTAGTGCATCCAATATACAAAGTTTTGGTAGTTAAGCACCTAATCGCATAAATTTTTCCGTTTTGATAGTTTACCATTGTTATTATATATTATTATTATTTTAAATTGTTTCTATATTCCTTCTAAACATTAACAACAACCGGTTCAACTCCATCAGCATTATAACCAATTTCGTCCAGAACCTTTTGGTCTTCAGGGTGATTCGGTACATAGGTTTCAAACTTATGACCGTGAATAAACGAAGCTACTTTTGCCCCATGAAATATCTCTAAATATTTATTAGAAAGTGTCTTTAATAGTTTCGGTAAGGTTTCCTCAAAGTGCAGGGCGACTGGTTTTAATATTTCATAGTGTTCCATAGATAGATTATTTTCTAAACAATATCCTGAATACAACAAAGTCATATTATAGACAATAACCATGAAAATACAAACCCTCGTGGCCTTCTTAAGTTCGTTAGGCTCAATGGGTTCGGCGATATCAGCTAAAAAATCATTGTGTAAGATCTTGAACCCAAAGTCAGTAATAATTTGTTCCTTTAGCATCAACTCTCCAACATGTAAGATTGTCTCAGTAGTATTCATTTATATAAAGATAGATTTTTAATCTCATAAAATATAAGTTTATTCTATATGAGAACTTTAATCTTAACACAAAAGAATGTCGTCGCAGGCTCAAACAATACCGTTTTAGAGTATAACCTACCAGGAGGAGGCATCGATGTAAAACAGGGTACAACCATCGCTTTGTCTTCTATTACCATGTATTATTCGACCCCAAATATCTCTGTAGCTTACAATAACAACTCTTTCTCTTATACTTGGATCAATGGAAACACTTACCCCGTGAATATTGTAGATGGTTTCTATGAAATAAGTAATTTAAACGATTATTTGCATCAAACTATGCTTGTCAATAAACATTATCTTTTAGAAATTTCTACGGGTAAGTTTGTATGGTTTTTGACGATGGCGGTCAATACTTCAACCTATAAAATTGATGTGGTCGCTTTCCCTATGAACTCCACGACCTATGCCCCCGCAAATTATACCAACCCAGACCCCGCCAATTGGACGGTTCCAGCAACAAATCAAAATCCACAATTGGTTGTCGCAGCCAATGCATTCCGTGATATTATTGGATTTTCTGCGGGAACTTTCCCCACTTCTAATACCATCGCAGCCACGACAACGACATCGAGTACCGCCATTCCACAGGTCAGCCCTTTGTCTTCTTATCTCTTGAAATGTTCTCTTGTCAATAATAACTACAGCATTCCAAACAGTTTAATTTATTCGTTTCCCCCCGCAGGTAATTTCGGGGCTCAGTTCGTTGTAGCGCCAAATCAAATGTCTTTTATTGATTGTCAGGTAGGATTTTACAATAACATAACGGTGACAATCACAGACCAGAATGACCGTGGTGTAGTGTTGCTTGATCCAAATATGAATATTCTATTAGTGATCGATGAAGATTCACATAAACTGGAAATGAAATAATAATAAAATGTTAAGGTATATAAATGAAAGTATCTATCATTAGCGGTCGTATCGGTGTGTCAAATGGTCGTGTCTCAAACAATTCTGTTGTGAATGTAATCAAAGAAGAAATGGTCGGTCAGGGTAAAAAGCAGGTTTCAACTCTTATGTTGAAAATGGAAACCCCTAAAAAATATATTTCTTTCAAATGATACAAAAATCTATATGTATAATATAATGAGTGCTGATGCTGTAACCTTGGAACTATCGAGAGAAATGAAGAAAGAAATGCCTCCTGTATTCACGGATAAACAATTTCTCTATGTCAATGACCAGAACAACGGTTCGTATAGCGGACAAATCGTTTTAAATACGACTAGTTTATCAAATAACGGAGCCATGGTGGACTGGAAAGAAGCGTACCTTGTCATTCCTACTGTCCTCCAGATTCAGTCGCCAACCCTTACCGTGGCGTCTGTTCCTCTGGATTTTTCCGTGGCTTTGAAGGCGGGGTACTGGAATCTGCTGCATTCGATGAGTATTGAGCTCAATGGATCTTCCGTTCAGCAGTCAACGGGGTTCATGAATCTTTATAACTCATTTAAGAATCTTACTACTTGGAGTGAAGGTGATATTAAATGTTGGGGTAAGGTGACTGGTTTCTGTCCTGATTCTGCTGATTCTTGGGTATATAATACGGCGGTTGCTTCTGCTGCAAATGTCCTTGCTGGAAACGGAACTGGTCTCTCGAACAACCGAACCAGTTTTGCTGTTCCAATTAATGGAATTGGAGCATATAACGCAGGTCTTGACTGTATTGGTTATACTTCCAATGTGATATTGGGAACGGAATCAACCGCCAGTAGTGATAGTGTGTATGCTTGTGTCAATCATGGTCTTATGCAGAGATTGAAGTGGTTGAACTTTCAGGTTGATGCTACTTCCAGTTTAACGGGTAGTATTTCGGCAAATAAGGTCGCTCTTTTGGGTAGTGATGCTGGAAGGACTCGGGCGCTTTTCAAAGGGTATATTGCCTCTACTGCAACGGGTCGTTCTATTGTGTTCCCCGCTATTGTGCGCCTTAAAGATGTGAGTGACCTGTTCTCTAAACTGCCTATGATGAAAGGTGCATCTTTTACTTTCTACATTAACACGAACCAGTGCCTCTGTAAATTCACTCAGGCGGCGGTCGGTGTAACGGCGGCTGGTATTTTTAATGCTCACGGTTCTCTTCAATTGACTGAACCTCCAACCATGCTTGGTGGTGGTGGAACTTGCCCGATTATGTTGTCTTCTGCATCAGCGGGACAGGGTTTGTCAAACGCTGTTGTTATTGCCGCTACTGCCCCCGTTGCCACTGTCGCTGGTCAGGTTGCGGTGTCTATCGTGCGGACTCAATTCCCCTCACTGACGGATCAGGTTTCCGCCCCGATTACAAGTGTGCGTTTATATGCTCCTTGTTACACAATGACCGCTCAAAACGAACAGGCATATATCGCAGATGCAGAGAAAGGAAAGGAAATATCATACGAGGACATTTTCCAATATCAGTTCAATAACACTACGGGAGATTTTAATTTCTTGGTTTCTAACGGTCTTCCAGGACTGAAGTCAGTGGTAATCATGCCCTTCCTTCCTCAAGCATCGAACGGAACGGTTGGGGGTGCTGGTATTTATGCAGGTGGCGCTCTATCTTCTTCTCTTCTTTCTCCCTTCTCTTCTTCGGGTGGTGCGCCTGACCCCGTGGCGATCACGAACATGAACTGTCAAATATCTGGGCGTAATATTTTGACTGACAACGAACAGTATGATTTCCAGGCTTTCACTCAGCAGTTGGCTCTTTCTAACCAGATGAACGGTGGATTGACTACGGGTCTTTCTTCAGGTCTTATTGGTCTGGACGAGTTCGATAGTCTCTACCGATACTACTACTTTGATTGCTCTCGTGGTCGTCCCGGTGAGGCAGGTGTTCCACGATCAATCCAGATTCTCGGTCAGGTGGTTGGAACTGTTGCGGTTAATCTTTTCGTGTTTGCGACTTTTTCCCGAACTATTAAAATTAATGTGGCATCGGGTGCTCGTGTTGAGATGTAAATAAAAAAGAATGAAATCTCAATATAATTACTACTATATGAAAATCTCACACTATTTTATATGGTAAGAGTTAAGAAAATGGGCGATGGTATTTTTGACGATATTAAGAATGTTGGAAAGAAACTTGGTCGTGATGCGTTAGATGTTGCTGTGCCTATTGCGAAAGAATATGCAAAAAAGATGATTAAAGATGCGATCAAAAAGAAATTAGAAGGAGATGGATTGTACGCCGCCAATGTATCCAATACGGGTCGTGGGTTTCGTATGAGAATGACTCCATCTCAAGTTCGTTCAATAAAAAAGGGTGGTGCTATTCAGTTGAATCGTGATATGCTCGATGAAGCGGGTCGTTTTGCGATGGAACTCAAACCTGAAGCTATGGCGTTATTGGAGAAGGCATTGTCTAAAAGTAAGGGTATGCGTGTCACA